GCGCGGCCGTACAAGGAACGATTCGAACGCGGCGCGATGAAGCCGAGCGACGAAACCGTCATGCTCTACGGCCACGACGATAGCGGGGTGCCGCTTGCCCGCGTCGGCGCGGGCTCGCTCCGATTCGAACAAGCTGACGAGGGGCTCCGGTTCGCTGTTGAGCTCCCCGAATCACGCGCCGATATTCGCGAGGCTCTCGGCCGCGGGGATCTAACCGGCGCCGTTTCCGTGGGGTTTTACGTGAATCCGGACGGCGACGAATGGCAAACAAGGACCAATCCGTCGATACGCACCGTGCGTTCGGCGGATCTCTATGAACTCTCGATCGTGCGCGTTGGTGCTTACGAGCGAGCTTCGGGGATCTACCAATGAGCGACTCGCTCAGAGAAACACGTGGGAAGCTCGAAACCGAGCTCAGGGAAATCGTCAAGAAGGCCGACCCGACCGAAGCGGATATCAACCGCTACGACGCGATCGAAGACCAGCTCCAGGAGCTCGAAGTCCAGAGCCGAGCGACCGCAATTCGCGAACGGTACGACGCACGCCAGGCCGAGCCCGATACCGCACCCGTCCCGTTCGTCGGGATCAACCGAGCCGATCGACCCGAGGCCGTCACCGACCTCGAGAAGGGTTACGCGAACATTCGATCAATGGCGCTCAGCGATCGCCGGGCGTACACGGTCGGCGCCGACGGCGACGTCATCCCGGCCCAGACCGCGCAGGAGCTCATCCGAAAGTTGCCGGAATTGTCCGCGGTACGCCAAGCGGCGACCGTCCGTCAGTACGCGATGACCACGGAAATCCCGCAGGTGGTGAACCGCGTCCCGTACGCGACTCTCGTCGCCGAATCCGGCGCTAGCCAGGCCGCCGACGGCACCTTTACGAAGGTCGCGACTAAGGCGTTCATGACCCGCTACCAGTCGGCAATCTCGCTCGAAATGGAGCAGGACGCGATTCAGCCCGTTATGGGCGAAATCCTCCAGCAGCACATGGAAGGGCACGCGATGGGGTGGGATCGTCTCTACTCGAGCGAAGCGACCACCGCGTCCGCCCGTACCGCTCCGATGGGATTGTGTGCAGCGAAGACCGACATCACGGCCGAGCTTGCGACCACGATCAACGACGTGGACACCGCCGCCGGCGCCACCGTGGCATCGGTCACGATTGCCGACCTCCTCGCGACTCAGGCCGCGCTTCCGGGCCGATACCGTGCCGGGGCGAAGTCGTGGATTATGAGCCCGGATCTTCACGCTCAGATTGTCCAGTCCACCGACCCGAATTCGCGACTTGTTTTCCTCCCCGCGAACACCGGCACCCTCCAGGAAAACCCGCTTTCCGTGGGTACGATCCTCGGGTACCCCGTGTACCTCAGCGACCATATGCCGTCCGCCGCTAACGATAAGGTCGCCGCGATCCTGCTCGACCGGGAATCGTACATGGTCGCCGACCGGCTCCAGCTTCAGATTGTGCCGGACCGCGTGTCCGGGCTCGGGACCGGGACTACGTACCTCAACACGTACATGCGTTCCGATGGTCTCTGGACCCAGGCCGAACGTTCCGCGCGTCTTATCTACGCCACCTGATGCGATCTCTTGCTCCGGGGGCGGCGCCGTACTCGACCGCGGCGCCGCCTCCGATTCCTCATGCTTCAAACCGTTACAGAATCCGCGATCCCCTTCAGTCTCGACGAGTTCCGGGATCACTGCTCCATTGCGCCGGATGAGCGGGAGCACGACCCCGCACTCCGCCGAGCGCTTTACGCGGCCGCCGTCTTCGTCGAATCAAAGGCCGGAATTCGGCTCCGGACATCCACCCTCTACGACTACTTCCGCGGAATTCCGGGGCCGTTCCGGTTCTTATCCGGCCCCGTGAATTCAGTCACCGTGGTTCGGGATATGACCGCCGGCGCTGATGTCGACCCGACCGCGTGGGAGCTCGATCTCGTGGGGCAGTGGCCGAGCCTCCGCAGCTTGACGGATTCCACGTGGAACCCGACCAGTACGTATCGAATCACGTGGACCGCCGGGTACCCGACGATCCCGCACGATCTACATGCCGTGGTGTTCTTGGTGGGCGCCCTCTACTTTGAGAACCGCGAGGCCGCTACGCCGATCGCGATGCACGCGCTACCGCTTTCCGTTTCGTCGATTCTTCAGGGCTACGGCCCGCGGGAGACTTGACCGATGCAGGCCGGGCAGCTTCGCCAAATCGTCGAGATTCAGCAGCCCACCGCCAGCGACGACGGGACGGGTCAGCGCGTCTACACGTACACGACGACGGCCCCGAGCGTATGGGCCCGCGTCCGCAACGTCTCCCAGTCAAAGGGGATGGATGGGGAGATAGTCGCCGCGGGCCAGGAGCGGTATGAGGTTCGGATTCGCTACCGCGACGGGATCGACTACACCACCAGACTGAAATATAAGGCGCTCCACCTCCAGGTGGTCGGGATAACCAACCACCTCGAGCGAAGTCGCGAGCTTCGCCTAGATTGCGAGGTAGCAGACCTATGAGCGCCGTCAGCTTCGAAATCGACTACCGGAAGCTCGAGCGAAAGCTGATGGGCCTCGAGAAGTACGCGCCTCGAAACGCGATGAAGGCCGCCGCCGGCGCCGCGTTCAAAGTCGTGAACAAGGAAAACGCGCGTATCGCTTCCACCGCGAACTACAAGACGCCACAGGAAAACCCGTCGTTCCGCAAGCGGGCCGGAACCAAAGGCGGATACCGGCTCCGCAAGGTGAAGCAACGCCGCGACGGATCGATCACCGCACGAAGCGACTACAACACGAAGCACCCGGAAATGGCCGCGGCGTGGTTCGTCGAGCGTGGCTACAACACGACGACCGGCCGCGTAGAGGGCCGTGGATTCCGCGGCATGGCGTTCAAAGCGAAGAAGCGGGCAGCACAACAGAAATTCGTCGAAGCCCTCACCGTGGCGATTGACGTGGCATCCGGAAACCCTAAGGGCAAGGTTTCCGTTCGCGACATCGAGGGCGTGATCGGGAAGGCCTGGTAGACCTATGAGCTTCGCGACCGATACATACACGCTCCTTGCCGGAAACGGCCCAATTGCCGCCAAGGTAGGTACGCGCATTTCGCCGTACGCCAGGAACCCGAACGACGATTTTCCCGCGATCGTGTTTCAGATTGCCCGCGAAGAGATCGAAACCGACGCCGCCGGCGCCGATCTGATGCGGATCGCAACCGTCGAAATCACGTGCATGGATCGAACCTACCTCGAGGCGGACGCCCTCGCGGAGCTCGTCATTACCGCCATCCGCGGCCGTACCGCCGCCCGCTCGCTCACCATCGATCGAGACTACGGAGACCCCTACGACGGGTCTTCGGAGCTCGTGTACCGCGCAACCGTTACCGCAACCCTCGCAGGATCCTAGAAAATGGCACAGACATTCAACGGCGCTACGCTCACGTTCACGGATGAGTCTTCGACGCCCGTCGCGTACAAGTTCAACGTTCGCGACTTCTCGGAAGCGGGGAACGACCGCGCCGCAATCGACGTAACCACCGCGGCCAGCACCCGCCGCCAAGTCGTCTACGGGTTCGCCGAGGCTACGGAATTTACGTTCGAATGCGTGTACGACCAGGACGAGGACCAAATTGGCGGCGATTCGCCCGCGATCACCCGAACGATCCTCGAGGGCCTGCTACTCCAGAAAACCGGCACGCTCGCGATCAAATTTGTAGACGACGGCGTAGCCGACGCCGACACGTTCGGAGGCAATCGAACAGCCGTTGTGAAGGGGTTCACGTTCTCCGGGGAAGTCGACGGCGTGATCGTCTACTCAATCACGTTTGGGATCCTCCATTGACTAGCCTCGCCGACTTGATGAAGCCCCGCCGGGTGATCGTCCCAACGCCAGGCGGACCCGTGGAGCTCATGAGCCCCGCGGCCGCCGTGGTCCCCGAGCTCTTGAAGGCTCCGGAGGACCGGCAGCACGCTTTAGTCGTCGCGGCCTGTGCCGTGGATCCCGCGATGAGCGAAGAGGAAGCGGCCGCGCTCCCGGCCGACATCCTCTACCCGCTCGCGGATAAATGCCTCGAGCTCGTGCACCCCGGAGCGGGCCAGGACTAACGGGGCCCGAGCGGCTCGCGTTCTCAATCGCGGAGCGGCTCGGGATGACGGTGGGGGAGCTCATGGAACGAATGACGGCCGCGGAGCTTCTCACGTGGATGAACATTCCAGCAATCGACCAGGAAGCCGAGCGACGTAGGAACCTCGGAAGGATGCGCGAACTGTGGCGAACGTAGGCGACCTATTCATCAACGTCCGAGCAAAGACCGGAGCTCTACAGAAGGGGCTCCGGAGCGCTCGCCGTTCGCTTTCCAAATTCGCCAAGAGCGGTACCGCGATTATCGCGGGCATCGCCGGGGCGTTCGGAATCTTCAAGACGTTCCAATTCCTGATGGGATCGTTAATCGGCCATTCGCAGGAGTTCCGCGAGGCGTGGGCAAAGGTGGGGGCCGCCGTCGCCGAGATCGGCGCCGACTTCGCGAAGCAATTCGGGCCGCCGCTCGCGGAGGGCCTATCGAAGCTCGCCGAGTGGCTATCGACATCCGAAGCAATCCAGCAGCTATTCGAAGGTATGGGAATAGCGCTCAAATTCCTCGAGCCAATTTTCGACGGCCTCGCCAAGTCGTTTATGTTCTGGCAAAACGCAATTGAGAAATTTCTTCGCTGGTTGAATGGCACCGATGCGGCGATGGACGAGCTCGGGAAGGGGATCACCGACCCATCGCAAATCGAAAGCGCCGCCGACTTACGAAACAGCATCGGCGCGATGCCTCGATTTGCCCAAGGGGAAGAATTCGCACGAACCGAGCAGGGGCAGGAGTTCGCTAATAAATGGCTGAAGACGATTGCTGAACGGGTGGAGGTACCGAAATGACGTGGAGCTACAAATTGCTCAGGGGCGGCGACGACCTCGACGTCAAGCCGTTCGAACCCGCGACCTCCGGGGCCGTCGTGCTCGTGGATACGACTGGAGAATCAAACGTCACCGCGGCCACAGTGTTTCAGAAGCTCGCCAGCCGCGATACCGCGTTTGGGCTCGCCGTGCAGGAAGGTTCGACCGTCGAACGGTACGACGTCGCGTCCTCGGCGTGGGTCGACGATAACCCGTCGCTTTCATATGGGCCGATGCTTGTTCGCGAGATCGCGGTAGTCGAGCACCCGGATGATTCAGACCTCTGGCGCGTTGAATTCACGGTTTCGAGCTTCGGACCCGTGATGAACGGCGCGGGTAGCGGAACGCTCGGATCGCCTCAGATATCCGTAGGCGTCGTCGCCCGGCCTCGGATGGCGCCGGCGTACCGATGCGACGTCACGACGCCAACAGACATCGTGGTTTCGGCAGCATTCACGGAAGCCCCGTGGATTGACGGCGTAGATATCGGCGGCAAATCCGTCGACATCAACACGAGCCCCGTATCAATTCCGATTGACCAGACGCTCATTACGATCCAATGGGTCGTGCGATGGCCGTTCCAGGCGTGGGATACTACGTGGGTGGGCGCCGATGGAAACGCGCTCATAATCGACATCGAATCACTCGCGAAAAACTACGTTGGCGGACGAAACCTCACCGCGTGGATGGGGTTCCCGATCGGCTCCCTGCTGATGGAATCCGTGGAATTCCAACCGCTCCACCACGAGTTCAAAACCGCGACGATGACCCTGATTTTCGACCAGTGGCATCACGCAAATCAAATGCCGCTCGTGAATCCACAGTTCAACATTCCCACCACCCCGAACCTCACGACCACCATGAGCCATACGACCACGGTCCTATGGAATCAAACGTTCTGGGATGGGTGGGAGATCCCCGCGAACGGGGGCCCGTTCTTCAACGCTGGCGAAATGGATTACCTCACCACGGTATTCGTATGACCTCGAAACGATTCCGCACCGGGTCGGGCCGACTCGATGCCAACAACCTGAATCGGTTCATGCGGACGAGCGCCGCCGTCGACCGTCTCCCGACCCCGGGCCAGGAGTTCCGGCCGCGGTGGTACGGGCCGCTCGTGTGCAAGATCACCGCGAAAAGCACGACTAGCTCGGGCCAATACCGCTACACCGTCGAAGAGGTTCGCTTTTCAAGCCCGGAAACGTTCTCGACGATGACCGGGGGTTTTACCTCGGATCGCGTCGTCAACCTCGCCGAGCGCGACAACACGACCACGAGCCATACCGGAATCGACCCAAACGACCTCCCGGGCTCGTACGACCTCGAGCCAACGCCCGTCGGCGCTGTCGTCGCGTGTTTCGTCGCGGCGAACGGCGACGCCACCAACCCCAATACCGTTTGGTTCGACCGACCAGGCGAATTTTTCGGAACGTGCACATGAGCGACATATACCACGACCTCCAATTTACGCAGGAAACCACCGTTTCGCTCGAGGTAGTTTGGCAAGACTCAGACGCCGTGCCGATCACCTCCATCACCTCGGCCCAAATGCAGCTGAAGACGAACCGGACGGACTCGTACGCGGATCGCCTGCTCGCGTTGACCACCGCCACCGACGGCGGAATCGTCCTCGACGCCGCGGCCGGGAAGCTCACCATTACGATCACCGACGAGCAGACCGCCGCGCTCCCAGCTGGCGAATGCTTTTACGACCTCATACTCGAGCAAACCGGCGGCGCGAAACACGTGCTGCTTGCCGGATCCGTGACCGTTGACCAGGGGGTAACGACGTGGCAGTGATTACAACGTTTCCAAATCAGGTGATCGTCCGCACGCCAGGACCGCAGGGGCCCGCGGGCTCGGGTAGTGGTGGGGGCAGCGGCACGGTGACATCGATCACCGCGGGATCCGGCCTCACCGGAGGCGAGATCACCGCCAGCGGCACGATCGCCCACGGTTCCGGTACGTTCGTCGGGTCCGAGGAATACCCCGTTAAAATCGTCGTGGATTCGTTCGGCCATGTCCAGGTGAATCAATCGGCGTCAACGGCCGGCGCCTACCGAACGGCCGTCGGGACCGACGACGCGGCGAACCTCACGACCGGACTTCTAGCAGCTGCTCGAGTACCAGATCTCGACGCGGCGAAGATTTCGACCGGCACGATCGCGGCGGCCAGGCTCCCGGCGGTGTCGGATTCGTACACCGGGCAGATCGAAACGGCAGCGGATAAGACGTACACGATCGACCCGCGAGTCGCGGCAGCTCGCACCATCTCGTACTTCTACGGTCGCAGCAGCACGGGGACTTGCACCGCGAAGCTGTACAACGGTTCGGACGTCGTCGCAACCCTCTCGGTAACAAGTAGCAGCTCGACGGCACTGCTTGATTCGAACTACACCGCGGTGAGTGAGAACGGAGCCATCACGCTGGTGATCTCTTCAAACATCGGAGCAGAAAACGTCGTGTTTGCAGTGGAGTACACGCAGTGAGTCCGCGCTGGCTGTTCTTCCCGACTCCTGCTAGCGGTGGGGGATTTGCGCCGACGGACATCAGCGGATGTATCTCGTGGTTCGATGCTGATGACGCTTCGACGATCACAGGAACAACAAACGTCAGCAACTGGGCAGATAAAAGCG